AAGACCGCCAAGGTCCGTGTCTACGCGACCAACTACAACGTCCTCCGTGTCATGTCGGGCATGGGCGGCCTTGCCTACTCGAACTAGATCCATCTAGTATCAGTAAATCAAATAAAAAATATAAAATACAAAAAATACCATAAAAATTTATGTTATTTTTAAAATACTTACAAGCTATTAGAAATGCTATTTAAAAAATAAATACAATATACATATACAATGCAAATCTTTGTTAAAACGTTGACTGGAAAGACCATAACGCTTGACGTAGAGCCCAGCGATACGATTGAGAACGTAAAACAAAAGGTTCAAGACAAGGAAGGGATTCCTCCCGACCAACAACGCCTTATTTTCGCCGGAAAGCAGCTAGAAGACGGACGCACATTGAGCGATTACAATATCCAGAAGGAATCAACTCTTCACTTGGTGCTCAGACTGCGATAAAAAATAAATTTATATATATATATGAAAAAAATCAAGAATGGAATTAAAAACAACGTTATTTATATTAGTTTAATAGTTTTTATTATTCAAGGATTTTTAACTTACTTGTTTACCAATACTAAAAGATTTTCTTTACAAGCTTACATTATGAATATAGCAGTTGTCTATAGTATATATTTGTTTTATATTACACGAAAAAGTAAAGTGTTTATAATTCCAATAGTTATAAGAGCATTATTCTTTATAATTAATATAACATATGGTAATTTACAAAAATATTTAACAACCGATTATTTATACAGCGATTTTTTTGAAAACTTAATTAACAATAATAAATGTTTACAATATTATACTGAGGGTGATTTTATTGGACTTTTTCCATTTACTACTACAAATGTAACTTCTGAAGAAGAATTTAAAATTATAGATTCGTGTAGTAAAATATATTATAATGCACTTAAAAATGGTAAATCTGATATATTTAATTTAAGTTTACAGGAGAAGGCTCAAGATAATAAATTTAAATGGATTGTCGAAAAATTAGGAATTACTTCTCAAAGTAAGGTTTTAGAACTGGGGTTTGGTAAAATAGATCTAATGAAATATATACGTGATAATACTGGTGCAACGGTCGAAGGTACGAATTTATCGTTAAAGCAAATAAAAAAAGCAGAGGAAAACGGTTTTAAATGCTATAATATAGAACATCGTGATATATCTAAAAATTTTGATGTTCTAGATAAATATGATGTAATAATAACAAATGGAACTATAGAATACTTAGATAATATGGGGGATGATACTAAAAAAATATATACCGATTTTTCAGATAGTATTTATGAATTATTGAATCCCGGTGGTAAATGGTATACAACCACGATACATATTAATGATAATATTCTAGAAAGAAAAACAGATAATTGGTCGGGTGTCAGAGATTTATTACCATATTATTTAAAAAATGATAATAGTTTTATGAATCTTTATAATGTGTACATGCTAGCTCTTGGAAATGAAGGGGCTTATCCAATTGGTAAGGACGGATTGACTAAATGGTTTTCTAAAGATAAGTTTAATGTTATTTTTCAAGAAGATAGAACCATTGATTATCTACTTTCTTCATTTAATTGGTTAATTTGTCAAATTTCAAAATATAATAACACGACATTGGTTGAAAAATTACATTCCAGTCTAAAACATTTAATTTGTTATCTTGTTACACCATCATACTTAGAGTCGTATATATGTTATATATATACTAATAATCATTTATATCAACCGTGGCTATGGCAGTTTATAAGACAACCAAATGGTTATAGACCAGTAACTCATTATTGGATTATAACGCAAAAAAAATGATTTTATAATTAGAATTAATAGAATACTTATTCAAAATAATCCTCTAGATTCTCATAATCATCATATAGTTCATAACCACTAATTCTCATATATTTATTATGGGGAATTTCCACTGTGAGATTAGAATATACCATATCATCTAAATCGCAAATGATTAGATCGGTGTCATAATCGCGTGTATTCACAACATTAGAAGATACGTGGCCTGGTTGAATGCGATTTGGAGTATCTTTTATAGGCGCATCCATATAATAATTGCTATCTGGTGTTGTATTTGCGGAACGATTATCATCTGGAACTTCCTCGTCAACGTCGTATCCGTCCACGTCGTATCCGTCCACGTCGTATCCGTCAAATCCATGTCCGGACCGTTTCGCCTTATTCTTTTTTGACGAATTAATGAGATACATCACAGCACCTAGCGAGCCACTTGCCAACGCTCCTAACGTTACCCTTCCCATAATTTTACCCTTCATTATATATATGTGTTGTTATTATTTATATTATAACACCAAATATATTATCATTATGTCGCGCATATAATCGCGTTGCCTCTAACTATTAAATAGACGAGCCATATTTGCTACCTCGGGTTTATCTTTCTCCTCATTAAACAGCTTGTAAATTAGTCCATCGTCGCGGAACCGAATGCTATATTTGTGTTGCAGTTTGTTTCTGCCGATTCTTCCCATTGCTTGAATGCATTTTTCCTGCGACATCAGCCCCATATCTTTGCTAATATAACCATTACAAAACTGGTAATTTGTTCCATATATATAATCCGAAGAAGCAATAATCATGTATAGTTTCTGCTCTTGGGCCAGATTCTTCATAATCTCAATGTAGCTATCGCTGTTGTGTAGCATAAACGCACCAATACCCATCATCAGGAGAATTTTCCATATGTCTTCTACGTCATCAATAAGCATAATATTTTCAATCACCTCTTCTGTAATATCGCATGTAAACGGAATTTGTGTTCCGTCAATTGTAGCACGGTATTTTCTTAGATGCGTTTCACTATTTGGAATATACTGCTTTTCCAACTCAACCGACTTTATACATTGCTCTAGCTCCTTTATATTTTGAGTTAGGCGATGCATTTCAGAGCTAACTCGCCCGTCCGCCATTTTCTTCTCTTTGTTTTCGTCATCCTTTGTTCCGTCTTCATACAATTTTTGCAAGACATTAATCTTACTTTTAATATTATTATTAAATTTAATGACTTCAAGAATATTCCTTGTAATCGCATCGGGAATATTGGCTTCCTGTAGGCAGAATCTCGCTATCTTATTAACATCTTCGGTGAGAAATATAGTAGGTCCGTTTGTTAATGTATGTGCGTCCCCAGTAACCATATGTATAGTGGATTTGTGATACATCTTCTTTTCTAGCGAAGAAGACAAGGATTCCCACTTATCCGGAATAATATTACCCAGTAGTTTTAAATAATACAATTTGATATTTGACATTGTAATATCATTAATATCGTGGAAATTACGCAATAGAGAATAGCTGGATGAATTGTATACCTCCATTTCATTCGCCTTCTATGAATGAAATTGCCTCTTCAAAATCAATGTAGCGCAACAACGTTTTGTATTTACTACAATGTGAAACAATTCGCCGAATATCTTCATAGTGTTTGCTCATAAAATGAGGCATCTCCACGTATCCTGCCTTGTTAATAATAGGAATACTTTTATTACAGTCGTGACTAACAATCGTATGGACCTGTGCGTCTTCGAACCTAGATCTAAAATCACCAATCGTCTCCTGCATATCTTCAAATTGCGGAAGTGTCGCCGACGAAAGAACTACATTCTCAATAAGATTGTCCGTCCAGTTTTTATGGATAATGCTGTGAAATTCGTGCTCGTCATAATCCATCGTAATCGTCGGCTCGTCCCAATACATAATGATGTCTTCCTTCTTGTTAAACGCCAACATATAATACATTGCTGGTAAATATGATTTAATATCGGTAATCATAATCTCCACTTTATTTCCTACCGTATTATCTACTTTACCGATGCCACCGGTTCGCCTATTTTTTGTATAGTCTTTGGCTGCGTAATAATGGAGTCTAATATCTTCTGCGTCGCTACAGCCAAACGCAAAGGCAACCTTCTTGTGTGCTGAAATGGCTGCTTTTGCCAGGGACAACCCGACGTGTCTGGCCGCGCACACGAATATTACGCGACAATGTTCGGAAAGACCAAGCGGAGACAGTGTCTTCCCTGTACCAGTTGGTGCAATATACTGAATCAGCTTAGGTTTCGGGTCCTTACAATATGTGAATAGCTCCTTCTGGTGATCGTATAATTTATCATCCGAATACTGAAACAGATACGTGTTATTCTCAATAATCTCCGTCCCTCGTCTAATAACCTCGGTATAATCAATATCACTGCGAAGATGTTCCAGAATAATAGTCGTATTCTTTTTCAGATTATTATTGAACCCTATAAAATTAAACGTAATCATTTTAGATAGCGTATAGTAATAGAATACCCATTTTTTCTCTTTTTTTGAATGATGCTTATATAATTTGGATATAAGCCTGATTATAACAAACTCTATAATATCATTCTTCTGCTGTGCTAATTGTTTATCTGTATTATTAAAACGAATCGCATCCGCCTTTTTAATAGTGATGTCGCTATTTTTAATAGTTGTCAAATAATCAATCCCATATTGTTTTGCAATATTGGCAATGTCGGCTTGAAGATATTTGCAGTAGACATAATCGTCCAATATTTCGGTTGAGGTGATTTTTAGAAATGAAATTAGCGAAATGCTCTTATTTAGTGAAATATTAACATGGTTAAATCCACCGATAATAAGATTATTAATATATTTATCTTTTTCTGATAGAGGAATCTCAATGCTATTCCATTCGGTCTTTGTTAGTTTACACTGATTAAAATCCATCTGTGTGTTTAATAGTATAGTTATTATTAATTCAATTTTAAAATTGATTTAATAAAAGATAATATATAAGAATTACAATATGACGCAACACATCTATTCCATTGAGGGGAATATTGGTTCTGGAAAATCAACCGTAATTAAGCTATTGAAAGAAAGATTCTGTGATAATAAAAACGTTCACTTTCTACTTGAACCAGTCAATGAATGGGAGTCCATAACCGACGAAAATGGCAACAACATTATTGAAAAGTATTACGAAAATCAGGAGAAATACGCGTTCTCGTTTCAGATGATGGCTTATATTACGCGTCTCTCGCAACTACAGAAGGCAATTAAGAAGGGATACAAATATATAGTCACTGAACGAAGCGTAATGACGGATAAGATGGTGTTTGCGAAACTTTTATACGACGACAACAAAATAGAGAATATTAATTATGAGATTTACAACCGATGGTTTGACGAGTTCATTACCGACATCCCCCAGATTAATTACATATATATAAGAACAAGCCAGAAATAGCAGAGCAACGTGTAGCTAAGCGGTCAAGAACAGGAGAGAATATTCCGCTTAGCTACTTGAAGCGATGCCACGAATACCACGAAAAGTGGATGAATGAAAATATGAATGAAAAAAACATTATCGTCAATGGTAATGGCGATATAACAGAGGAGCTGTATAACAAGGAGATTATTGATAAAATAACTAATCATATTAATGTGGAAACCATTAAAAATCACGTGTTAATGTTTGATGGAGGTAGTCGCGGAAACCCAGGTCATGCAGGTTGTGGATACGTAATCTACGACTCGTCCTACAGAATTGTGTACGAGGGTTCACAGTCACTCGGTATTCAAACAAACAATTATGCCGAATATATGGGGTTCATTTTGGGTGTTAAAAAAGCAAGTGAACACAAAATAACCAATTTGGTTGTAAAGGGTGACTCTCTTCTGGTTATTAATCAACTGAATGGAACTTATGCGGTTAAATCGGATAATCTGAAACCTCTCTACAATGAAGCGAAAAACATTTTACAACAGTTTGATAATATTCAGTATATCCATGTAAAACGAAATAATAATTGTGCCGCAGATGAACTTGCTAACCGCGCAATGGACGAGGACGGAGATCAACAGGGAGGTCGTTTCTGTTAATTAAAACATTATTCTATCATTTTAACATCTATTATTTTATTGCCCTTATACTGAAGATGATTTGGTTCCCTTTTTGTTGTTGGAAATAAATCGTGACCATATATATCTTGCATAAGTAACCACTCAAAGAGTCCTCCCAAATAAATATGTATATTATCAAACCCTAGTTCTGAAAGTTGTTTATACTTTGAATATACACTATTATCTGTTGAATTCTCTCCGTATAGTATTATGTGACTCTCTGTTCTTCCGGAAGATAGCAACGTATTTACCTTTGTCACTTCTATAGAGGCGGGTAGTGTATTATCTATTAAACACTTCTGATTACTTGAAGGGAGTGTGTTTATTATTACGTAATCTTTTTTAATTGCTTCTTGAACATCTTCAAAATTTATTTTATTAATAGATACAGAGTTTCCCATTAATAAAAACTATTTTTTTCTTTTATATTCTATTTATTACAATCAATCAAATTTAATTGTAACTGATACATTTTCTTGTTTAATAGTTTTGGATGCTGATATGGAAAGTTCCTCTCGCTTCTTCCGCGTTTTACTATTCGTCAATGTGAGCCGACGCTTGGACGTACTGTTTCTATTATTCATGTCCTTTTCAATATCCGCATAGTTTGCCTTTATGTATGCGATGATCTCATTCTCGAGGGCCCACTTAAAAAAATTTAATTGTCCAATAGTCGTTTGTATCATCGTATCGTTCTTGTATGGTATAGTTATTCTATCCCACCTACAAAATGGATCAAATCTTTTCTTTGAATACGCCTTTAATTTTAATTTGTAATCATTGTACACCTTAAACCTACGACCTTCATCTAGATTATATACTGTGAACTTCTGCTTTGCGTAGTTTGTTACAAACCAATCAACGATTCGCAGAGAGATTGGAGATTCTCCATTAATAATATTCAGCATTACTTCTAGATTATCGTCCTCCTCATAAAATTTTATTAAATTATTTAACAGTAAACTATTTTGCGTTGTGTATGAGGTCATTGAATACTTATTAAATCATTATTTTAAATACTTATTACGATATATTCATTGTCTCTTCCTCACAGACTTCCTCCTCGCAGACTTCCTCCTCACAGACTTCCTCCTCACAGACCTCTTCCGTTTACGTCTAATGCTCCTTGGTTTTTTATTTTGTCTACCCTTCCCTTTATTAAGTTTACTTAACTTACTCGCTAACCGTTTAGACATTTCATCGCTTTGAGAGTTCTCTGAATCATCGTGTGGTTTCGCATATCTTGCCATTTTAATAATTAGCTTCTGTTTTTTCGTATCGGTCAATTTAGATATTTCATATGCCTCTCCGTAATCAATAACTTTAATACTACCGTCAGTCTGAATTATTATATTACCTCCATTCATATCATAGTTTTGGATTCCATTATCTATTAACAACTCTGCGACTTTCAAGACCTTATTGTAAATATCTTCATTTGTTGATGTGTTTTTTAAAAGCGTCCCTTCAATTAACTCCATTATCATATGTATATCCCTGCCTTCAACGTAATATCCGTATATTTTAGCTCCAACTCCTATTTCTCCAGCTATATGTGACATTTTTAACTCTGTCCATGGATTTTCCTCGTGCATTGCGTCATCTGGAGCATCAAATAAATTCATTATCTTCAATAATTTATCTGGATGATCTAATACCTTATACACACCATATCCAGATGGCGAAATTTGTTCCCCTCGCATATAGTCATCAATATTTAATACTGGTATGTTATTGGGGGGAAGAGGGTAGTTCAATGAAGCCATTATAATAAAAGATGATATTTTAATCACCGTAATTGGAATTTTTTGGTATGAGAAACTGCTCTTGTTTTTCTATAATATCATGATAAGAATCGTTTGTAAAGAATGGGTTTGCACACACCTGTTTAACAAGCTCCCGCTCATTTAATTTATTATTTGCGTCCTCCCTCTTATTAATAGAACCATCATACACCCTTTCTATGGATTGTTTATCACTTGGATTGTCCTCTTTACACGAGCGCTCTGGCTTACTCCCATCAGTCCATATAATTATCTCCATTTCATCCATTTAAATAACACAACACAATATTATTGAATAATAAATGTAAAAATATAATTGAAAAAATATACTTGAAAAATAAATTATATTTACTCACACCTTTTTAATTTTCAGTTGTTTTGTAAAAACAAAATCGTTTGAATTCTTCACGCGTCTCTGTAAATTACATTTCAAACAACATATTACTGTGTTTGAATTAGAGTGACATATGTCGTTGTCTATTCTATCAAGCGTCCATTGTTGGTCGTCACGAACCTTTGTAAACAAAACTTTTACCTTATTGCGACAGTAATAACATTTAAGCTTACACGCTACTAATTTCTCCAGCACATTATCCATATTAACCAGCTTGTTCGCATCGTATACATCCTTTTTAACATCTTGTGATTTATATCCGTTTATTTTACGTGTAATTTCCCCCTTAAGATGTGGCGAGTTTTCATCGTCAACATTCATAAAATACTTATTAACTAGATGGATTTGTTCTGATATAGGCGGTTCTTCGTAGGTTGCAACATTCCTGAACTCATTATGTTTATTACCATTAACAAGGTTAATATTATGTTTTCCGGTAATAGATATTTGCTTCATATACTGCTAGTATATTTTTTAAACTAATTATTAGCATATAAAAAAGAGGTTAAACTTAACTCGCTATTATAATAAAATGAATAAAGATGAAACGTGTCAAGAGCTTAAAGATATCCGGTATAAAACTATGTTTATAACTGGGAATAAACAGACAAATAATAGCACAACAGACACAAGCGAAGTTGATATTGGTATAATGCTAGATAAAGAACTAAACCAAAATAAAGCAGAGCCGTGGAGTAAGCTGAATAAAACAGCAAAAATTGCTAAAATTAAAATTTATACAGCAGATTACTCAATCGTAAAGGACATTACGTTGGACGAAAAAAAAGAATTAGAAACATATCTCATTACTGCTATGGATAGAAAACGTCTTACCAGCATAAAAGATGTTACATATGATAAAGACGCTGGTCTTATTAAAACAATTCCTTCATTAACATTTAATCCTACTACACGTAAATTTACACTAAAACGCAGCGACAAACGGACTTCTACGATCAAACATCTTACCCCAGATAGTAAAAAGAAAAAGGACCCAAAAGACAAAAAACCGCGTCGCAAAAAAGAGACAGTTAAAGAGAGTAATTCCTAGAAAATTGATGTATTTATATTAAAGATAATTACATATAATAACAAATGACTGACATTGTTTCGGAAGATTACGATGAACTTCTGGAAGGAATAATTATACTGATTGACAATCTTATTATGTCGGAACCGATGCTGTATGCGAAGCCAAAATTCCATGATATAATCATAGACGAGGTTACTAACCTCATACAGATTCAATTAGAGGACACAGATAAACCAGATTATCTTATAAAACGTGCGGTAAACGAGGGTATGCGGCATTATTATACAGTACACAATCCTCGTCGGTCCTACAACCGCAGTATTATTTTGAAATTACCAAATGTTATCGCTATGACTACAAAGTTAAATTATCTTAAAAATATTCCGCAACCGGAACAGCGAACGAACGAATGGTATTTATTTAGACAAACAGTTCTTACCGCAAGTAGCATATGGAAAGCTTATGGAAGCGAAAAAGCGAAAAACCAAATTATATATGATAAATGCGAACCAGTTGATCTTGAAAAATACAATCGTGTAAATATGGAATCGCCTATGCATTGGGGGCAGAAATACGAGGATGTTTCTATTGAGTGGTATGAGAACCACTACAATACAAAGGTCACTGAGTTTGGTTGTATTCCACATAAACACATTCCATATCTGGCCGCTTCGCCAGACGGCATCAACACTGATATTAACTCAAAGAGATATGGTCGTATGTTGGAGGTTAAAAATATTTTCAATCGTGAAATAACCGGGATTCCGAAATTAGAATATTGGATACAAATGCAGGTCCAAATGGAGGTATGTAACCTAAACGAATGTGATTTTCTTGAAACAAGATTTATTGAATATGAATCATACAACGATTTTATGTCAGATGGATGTTTTAATTTTACAGAAACCGAAAACATTAAAGGTATTATTATTTGCTTTATTCAGAATGAAAAACCCATATACGAATATGCTCCGTTATATCAAACATTTCAACAATATGAGATGTGGGAACAGGATATTATGGAGAAACACAGAGAGAAGGTGTGGTTGCGAAATATGTATTGGAAACTAGACGAGATAAGCTGTGTGTTAGTTTTAAGAAATAAATTTTGGTTTAATTCTACAAAACACGTTTTAAAAGACATATGGGATTCTATTGAAGAGGAGCGCGTGTCGGGACATCAACATCGCGCACCCAATACACGTAAAAAAGCCGAGGAAGTAAAAGAAAAGACATGTAGTATTATTTTGAACAACGGCGTTGCAACCATCGTTAATAAAAATAATCAGGAACCTGTTATTAATGAACCTGTTATTCCGGAACCTGTTATTAATGAACCCGTTATTCCGGAACCCGTTATTCCGGAACCCGTTATTCCGGAACCCGTTATTCCGGAACCCGTTATTCCGGAACCCGTTATTCCGGAACCCGTTATTCCTGAACCTGTTATTAATGAACCTGTTATTAATGAACCTGTTAAAGAAAACATCATATTGCAAAATGTAATGACACTTCCAGCGAAGAGAA